TATGACCCTCACAGGCACGTTTAGCCTTGTCAACAATAGATTCTATGGCTTGAAGGTATTCGCATCGGGAAATCTAATATACAGAGACCGAGTCTTTGTAACTTCGCAAACAGATTTCGACAAATTTACGGTGAACCAAAACGTCTACACCGAAGAAACAAGCTACAACAATGAGTACATCATCATCTAAAATTCACGTTGTGAACTTCAGTTCTTACACCACACCTGTTATTAAAGAGGTGCAGGGCAAGGACTTCGTAGAATACGGAGATAACAACGATTATTTCGGGTATCTAATTGACAGGTACAACGGCTCACCCACCAACAACGCTATCCTCAACTCGTTGATGGATTTGACCTTTGGTAAGGGCTTGGATGCAACGGACTCTGCCAAGAAGCCGAGCGAGTACGCAGCGATGCGTGGCTTGTTCACCAAGTCTTGCTTGCAGAAGGTGGTTGCTGACTATGTGATGATGGGGCAATGCTCTTTGCAGGTCGTGTACTCCCAAGACCACAACACCATCGTAGAGGTGCAGCACATCCCCGTTGAGACGTTGAGAGCAGCCAGAGCAAACGAAGATGGCGAGATTGAGGCTTACTACTACGCAAAGGATTGGCTTGCGGTGAGCAGCAGAAAAGAGACACCTGTGCGCATTCCTGCATTTGGCAAGAGCCGTGAGGGTTTGGAGATTCTATACATCAAGCCATACCGAGCAGGATTCTACTACGACTCCCCCGTTGACTATCAAGGTGGCCTTCCCTATGCAGAACTAGAGGAGGAGATTGCCAACTACCACATCAACAACATTCAGAACGGCCTTGCGCCTTCTATGCTGATTAACTTCAACAACGGAGTCCCGAGTGAGGAGGAACGCAGGAGCATAGAGCAGCAGATTGCAACAAAGTTTAGCGGTAGTTCAAACTCTGGTAAGTTTATTCTTGCGTTCAACGATAACAAAGACCTTGCTGCAACGGTTGACCCTGTGCAGTTATCGGATGCTGCGGAGCAGTATCAGTTCTTGAGTGCTGAATCAACGCAGAAGATATTGGTGTCGCATCGTATTGTAAGCCCTTTGCTTTTGGGCATCAAGGACAATACAGGTTTTGGCAATAATGCCGATGAACTTATGACCGCATCGGTACTGCTTGACAATATCGTTATCAGACCGAAGCAACAGATTATCATTGACGGCATAGACCAAATTTTGTCATACAATGACATCAGCCTCAACTTGTACTTCAAGACCCTTCAGCCTTTAGAGTTCACCGAAACGGAGGTACAAGATGCAGAGGTTGTAGAAGAAGCAACAGGCGTTAAAACAGAAGATATTAACCCAATGCAAGTGAGTGAAGCCAACGAGGAGCTAATCCAGAAGGAGGCATCATACAACGGAGCGCAGATTGCAAGCTCTTTGCAGATTATGCAGAGCGTAAAGGATGGCGTTCTAACGGTAGACCAAGCCATCACGTTCTTGGTTCAGATGCTTCAGTTTGACCCACAGGTCGCCAACGCTCTCTTTAAGGGCAACTCCTCTGCTATCATCTCACAGATGAAGTCGCACAAGTTTAAGAGTGAGGTACCCGAATTTTCTAAAGATGATGAGCATAAGTGGATAGATGCTCTGCGGGGAAAGGGTGAGGTCGTTGATTTAGAAGAATGGGAACTCATCAGCGATGAGGTAGTCAACGACCCAGATAACGAGGACACCCACCTCGCTACCCAGTACAACTTTGCCGTAGAGGACTTCAGTAACTCGGAATCCAAGAGCAGCTTTGATAGCGGACTTTACAAGATACGCTATGCGTACACCCGTAACATCAGCAGCAACTCCCGTGAGTTCTGCCGTGAGATGGTAGGAGCAGCAAACGAAGGCACAGTATTTCGCAAGGAGGACATAGATATGATGAGCTTTAGCGGAGAGAATGGTCAGTTTGCTCCGCAAGGTCAGAGCGTGTACTCTATCTGGAAGTGGAAAGGCGGAGCGTTCTGCCACCACGCTTGGAGGCGTTTGGTTTACTTCCGCAAGCGGCAGGGTGGTAAGTTCCTACCCAACGAAGGTCTGGACAATGATAAGCTCGTAAGCACCGAGCAGGCAATCAAAGAAGGGGTACCCACCAGTAAGCTCGTTCCTAACGGATGGGATGCTGCTCAAACACGACCCATTGACACATCATCAAGAGGCTCATTAAAATACAGATAAGAAATGGCAACGGCATTATTTATTAAAAGAGAGGACTTGGTTCGCAACACCGCTATTGGCGGTAACGTGGACACGGACAAGTTCATCCAGTTCATCAAGATTGCGCAGGAGATACACCTGCAAAACTATACGGGAACGAAATTGTACGACAAGATTAGCACGGACATCACCAATAGCACTTTGGTAAATCCTTACTTGGCATTGGTGAACGACTACCTTCAGCCGATGTTAATCCATTTTGCAATGGTGGAGTACTTGCCTTTTGCTGCGTACACTATCGGCAATGGTGGTGTGTTCAAGCACAACTCCGAGAATAGCACTACCGCAGAAAAGATTGAGGTTGACTATTTGGTCGGCAAGGCACGGGATTTAGCAAAGTACTACACCGACAGGTTCATCACTTATATGAGCTACAACCAAGCCTCATTCCCAGAATACAACGCCAACAACAACGCTGACGTTTACCCCGATACTGACTCTAACTTCAGCTCTTGGGTGTTATGAGTAGCAAAAAACAGACATACACTCCGAAGCGTAGCAACATTGTGAAGTTAAAGAGTTATTTAGACAATGGGAGTTCAAGGCGATTGGGGACAAGGAGCAGCAAACAATGACATCTATTGGGGTCAAGCAGCAGCAACGAATAGTATCTCTTGGGGTATGGTTCAGCCATTGTCTTATGGTCATCCTACTACAAACTTATACGGCAACAACGAGCAAGGTGCTTGGCAGTTGATAGAAGAAATTTGGAATACTTGGTCAACAACTTGGAATAATTAGAAATGGGAACAACATTAACGGGGACAACCCCACAGGACACATACGATAGCCTTATTAAGGTTACGGACAACGGGCCGATTAGCGCAACGGTTAAATTATTATCTGATGGATTGGGCAATGATTCGGCTCTTGCTTTGTCAACTGCTCGTGTTGGTATTGGCACGACTTCAAACTACTCATTCAATGATGATGCTAAACTTGCGGTAGCAAATACTTCGGGCAATAGCACTATCTCCATTGTTTCGGGTACGGCTTCAAACGGGTATTTGGCTTTTGCTGATGGCACAACAGGTACTGACCGCTACACGGGAAGCATTAACTACAACCACTCTACGAATGCGATGACCTTGCATACGAATGCAGGAAACGAGAGGATGATTATCACCTCCGCAGGCAACGTAGGCATCGGCCTTTCAGCTCCTACTCAAAAACTTGAGATTCAAGATGGTGCTTCGGGAGCAGCTATTAAAGTCAGCAATTCGGGTGGTGGTTCTGCTCAATTAGCAATATCATCAAACGCTACATCAGTAGCAACATTGAGCTTCACCAACTCATTGGCTATAACAGGCGGCAACGTAGGCATCGGCACGACTGCGCCTAATTCTAAATTAGAAGTATTTGCAGGAACTACTATCTACCCTATAAACATTACAAGTTCCGAAGGTGCAGCGACTACTACGGGTATCTCTATGGGCTCTTTTTCGGGAATCGCGGGTGGTAATAATGGTTCCGTTTATATTGCTTCTCGCCATCACCATAATTCAACGGCTCAATCTGATATGGTGTTCTACACCCATACGGGAAGTGCATTGACTGAAAAGGGTCGTTTTCTCGCGGCAGGCGGCCTAACCTTCAACGGGGACACCGCAGCAGCCAACGCCCTTGATGACTACGAAGAAGGCACTTGGTCTCCTGTTATCAATGGCTCAGTAAGTAATCCAACCGTAACTTACACTGCGGCAAACACGGGTGGTATTTATACTAAAATTGGCAACCAAGTAACCGTTAGCTTTGAAGTTCGTTGGAGTGCCCTTTCAGGCGGTAGCGGTACAGTAATTATTGCAGGTCTACCCTTTGCTCGCAGAAATACATTACTTCCCGATGGTGAACGATTGATTATTGACTCTTACGACAATACGATTTCAGGAAAATACCTTATTGGTAATGTCGGTAGTACCCAATCATCAATTGCTCTTTCAATGGTAAATTCTGCTGCTTCTCCAACTGATTTAATTATTTCAAACCTTAGCGCTTCGGGATTGGGATTCCTTCGTGGCACAGCAACATACTTCGTATAACAACTAAAACTAAACAAAATGATTGAAGAAGTAATCTACATCAGCGACTTTAACGTCAAACTTGACGGCACTATCGCAGTCCGCAAAACCACAGACGTTACCAAAGACGGAGCCGTAATCGCTTCCTCTTATTGGCGCGTGGTGCTTGCAGTTAACGACCCTGCTGCCGATGAGGTATTGGGAGTTGATGGCTACTACCGCACCCTTGCCAACGATGCTTGGGCAATGATTCCTCCTGTGGTTGAGGAGCCTATTGTAGCAGAACCCGTTGTTGCGGAGCCTGTTGCTGAAGAAGGAGCGGAAGCGTAAATTAGCAGGGAATTAAAACCCCCTACTGATGGAACACCTACAACAACGGCTTGATGCATTAAAGCAGCAAGAGGCGAATCTACTAATGCAATTAGATGAGGTTCGTGTCTTGGTATCTGCCTACGAGAACACCCTAAAAGAAAATGACAAAGGAGTCAGCTGATAGCGTTATTACGTCTTGGTCTTTAACGGGAGCAGGACTTCTCGTATCCTACGCCCATCAAATGTTGGGTTTAGCCGTACTTGTAACCTCACTTGCGTACACTCTTTGGAAGTGGCGAAGGGACTACAAGAAGGACAAAGGTGCTAATTGAGCGCATCTTCGGTAATCCGAAGACTACTCTACTTGGGCTGATTATTATCGGCCTTTGTTTTGTGCTTGTGTTTTACGAGAAGGCCACGCTCACGGAGTTGAGTGCGTTTATGATGGGTGCGTTCGCACTTATGTTTTTGAAAGACCCTAAAGAAGATGGCAAAGACCCAAGCGGTAAGTAAGCACGTCAGCAAAAGCAAAAAGCGAGGATTGCACTCCAAGAGTGCATCTGCCAATAAAGCGAGTAAGAACTACTCCAAGCCCTACAAGTCGCAGGGTCGTTAAAATGTGCATTAAGGCGCACTAATTCGGATAATGTCCGATATAAGCATCAAGAAGTTTCACTTAAGTGCAACATACGACACATTCAAATGACCAAGAACTTTAGCCTTTCAGAACTGACTGCTACAAAAACAGGGCTTCCTAACGCTTTACCCAAGCACTTGGAACCCAACCTCCGTGCGTTGGCAGAAAACGTCTTACAACCCACAAGAGACGCATTAGGGCCGCTCAAAGTAACGAGTGCGTACAGGTCACCTGCCACGAATGCTAAAGTTGGAGGCTCAAAGACCTCGCAGCACGTGCAGGCTCAAGCTGCCGACCTAAAGTTTGATGGAGGCAATGATGTGTTGTTTCATTGGATAAAGGACAATTTAGACTTTGACCAACTCATTTGGGAATTTGGCTCTGATACTGCGCCATCGTGGGTTCACGTTAGTTATTCTAATACCAAGAACCGAAAACAAATCCTAAAAGCAGTAAAGCACAATGGCAAAACTAAATACCTCCTCTTTTGATGAATGGCTTGACTCCCTTGAAACTAAACTCCAACCGACTTGCAATGTGGACAATCCTGCTGACTGCGACTCTGGCGGTGGTTAGCAGTTGCGCTACTGTGAAACCAGTCCTGCAGAGTGTAGTTGTAAGGGACACGGTAATTGTCACCAAGACAAAGTACCTAACGGACACGCTCGAACTCTACAAGGACACGACCATCTACCAAGACAAGGTAAGGTTGCAGCTTCAGTACATAGACCGAAAGGTATTCGTTGAGGCAACGTGCTTGCCCGACACCGTCCGAGTCACACAGACCAAGATTCTAACGAAGGAGCGCAAGCAGAGGGGATGGACTTTGGAGGGAGGACTTACGATGCTCGGTCTTATTTTGGTTGGTGCTTACATCGTGAAGCGTTGGATAGACAGACTGACGTAGTAATTATACCTTTTAAGATACATTAGAGGCGTTTTAAGCGACTTTATATGCGAAAGGGTATAGTTCTATACCTTGACGTATTTGGATGCGTTAGAGCGCAACTTCTTTCTTTTTCTTTGTTTAGTTTCTTTTTCTTTAAGTTGTTTGGTTAAGTTAAGAGTTGACTAACTACTAACTAATATCAACTTGAAAGTTGATTAAGTTAAGTAAGTTAAGTTACTCAACTACTTAACTTGTATAAAAAACAAAATAAATTTGACATACGCAAGTCCTTATGCTAATTTGTAATGATTCTAAATAATGAATGACCACATCTACATTTATTGGGATGATGTACCTTTGGCTAATGACACCAAAGTACTACATCGGCAAGACGTTGAAGATAGAGGCGAAGGATGTTGTGATGGACTTCCAACCAGATAATTACAATCTTGGTACGGCTCTCACCTACTTGATGAGAGCAGGCAAGAAACCTCACAACCCTATCTGCGATGATATCCGCAAGGCTATCGCACACCTAAATTTTGAACTTGAACGACAAGATGAGCAGCGAGCAACAAGCGAAGGAAGCCAAACAACAACAGGAAAGTATGCAGTACTATACTAACCCAGCCAAGCGCAGGAAGATAGACTTCATCCTTG